AGTTTGAAATGGCCGCGCCGTTTCAGAATTATTCCGGCGGTGTCCTTCTGGCGGACATCGTCAAGCGCAATAATCTCAGCACCTACGTGTCTGAGGCGATCAAGGAGCGCAGCCTCTTCCTGAAGAGCGGCGCTGTTGTTCGTAACGCCCTGCTGGATGCCCGCGAAGGCGGCACCCGCATCCAAGTCCCCGAGTTCAACCCCGTGTCTCCCACTGAGGAGATCATGGACGGCACCGCTACCTGGGGCACCAGCACCGCTGGTTACCTGACTCCCCAGAAGATCGGGACCGCCACCCAAATCGCCAGCATCTGCCATCGCGGTTTCGCGTATGCAGTGGACGACGTGGCGATGCTCGCGGCTGGGGAAGACCCCATGCTTCACATCCGCAACCAGCTGGCCGACGCCATCAACAAGCTGAACAGCGCCCGTCTGTTCTCCCAGCTTGCTGGTCTGTTCGGCACCGCTCTGTCCTCCCACTCTCTGGACAAAGCAGTTGGCGCAACCTCCGGTCAAACCGAAGCCAACTACCTGACCGCCGCCACGGTTGCCGAGGCTCGTGCAGCCCTGGGCGAGCGTGGTGACGAGCTGGACACCCTGGTCGTCCACCCCTCGGTTGGCTTCTACCTGTATCAGGTTGGCCTCCTGACCTTCTCGACCTCTGCACTGGCTGCCTCTGGCGCCGTGACCTGGGGTGGCGGCGGCGTGGGCGTCGGCGCTCGTGCCATCGGCGAATTCGCCGGTATGCGCGTGATCATGGATCCCGCGGTGAACACCGTTCGCCCCGGTACTTCCACCCACGTCAGCGAGTTCCGTTGCTTCCTCGCCAAGGGCGGCAGCATCCTGGAAGGCGTCCAACAGGACCTGCGGATCGAAGCCGACCGCAACGTGTTGTCCAAGCAGGACGTTCTTTCGGTTGACTACCACTCGGTCTATCACGTGATGGGCACCAAGTGGACCTCCGGCTCTGACAACCCGACCAACGCCGCCCTGGCCACCGCTGGTAACTGGAGCGCCACCTACGACGTCGACCTGATCCCCATGGTCGAAGTCATCGTCAACACTCCCCTCGACACCACCGCTATCCCCTAACTTTCTTAGGGATACGAGGGATACGGCCCCACCTTCGGGTGGGGCTTTTTTATTGCCGCTACACTGTGAGAAATAGTTTGCGTAGTTGTGGCAGCCACTATTAACGCCACATTGAGTAGTACGACGGCCAACAGCTATGTAACGCTGGCCGAGGCCAACTCATATTTCGAAACCGTCCCCGCTTCCTCCACCTGGGACGACAAAACCGACGACCAAAAGAACCGCTCCCTGATTTCAGCTACCCGCTGGATCGACAGCCTCAATTTCTACGGCGACCGCTGCGATAACGACCAAGCCCTGAAGTGGCCGCGCAATAACTACCACGTTGACCAAGTCGAGCTGACTTGCAGCGCCATCCCCGCCGACATCAAGTACGCCGCCTACGAGCTGGCACGCGCTCTAGCCAACGACACCGATGCCATCACCGGAACCACGGGTGACACCGGCCTGTACGAGCAAGTCAAGCTCGGCGAAATGGAGGTCAAGTACAACACCAAGAGCCAAGCAACCGGCACCGTCAATAACGTCTTCGATGTTTATCCTTGGCTGCAGTCTTATCTTGGCGCTTATTGCCTTGGAGGTAGCGGCAGCTATCAAGTACGTGTTGTGAGGGGCTAATTATGGCCGGCACACTCGACACCCTGTTCAAAAACGTGGCCAAAACCTTGGTCGCGGACTTTGGCACAGCCCTCGACACCAGCATCACCTATACCCGCAAATCATCTCCCAGTTACGACTATGCAACTGGGACATTAACGACAACAGACACCAGCTATAGCAGCATCAAGGTGCCTGTTGAGTTTGTTGTCTCCCAAGAAGAGGAAGGCCGCGAAGAACGCCAGGCCAAGCTGTATATCAGCCCCAATCTGATCGGTAATAATCAACCAACTTTTGAGGACCAAATAACACTTACCTACGCCGGAACCAGCTGCACCGCGCAGATTACTGACATTAAAACCTATCGCGGCGGCCAAGAGTACCTATACATCTTGCTGGTGCGCTTCTGATGGCCAAACAAAAAGCAATAGATCAGATCATGCCTGACCTCGAGGCTCATATACAGGCAAGTTTCAACGATCTGATCCGTACAACAATGCGACGGTTAGCAACTAAAAAGCGCAGTCCTGTCTACACCGGCTTTTTTGCCTCCAGCTGGAAGGCCGCGTCCTCTCCGATCCAACCGGTAGACAAGGTCGAAGATTACACTCCCTGGAGTGATTTACGCAAACAAAAAGGAACAAATTATCAGATTAAAGCACGCTTTTATCCGCCCCAGCAATTTAACTACAAGAGAAGAGTTTACATTGGTAATAGTGCCGAATACGCAATTTATGCATTAGAAAGCGGTAAAGTTCAGGCTTTTGTACAAGGCCCTGAAATGGCTCGTCTTGTTAAGGAAAAGTTTAGGGAGCGTAAGCCACGTATCTCTATCGCTTCTGCGGCGAAAGAAGGTGTATTTGGCTCGACTGCCGGTAAGACGTATATTGGCTATACGGAGATCTGATCATGACTCTCGTCAACGCTCGTGCGGCATTTGAAAAGGCTGTAACTGACGCTGTCTCGAGCGCCGATGGTGATGTACGGATGGTTTACGACAACGTCGCTTTCACGCGGCCAGGTAAAAGCGAGAAATACATTTTAATGTCGGTAAATTTTGGCCAAGCAACACTCCAAAACCAAGGTGCTGCGCAGGATTATTACGCAGGAACGATCCAGTGCAATGTATACGTGCCAAAGTCTGCTGGCACATCGGTGCTTTCTGCGATTAGTGAAGCTGTGATCGATGGGCTAACTTCTGTGAACGCCAGCGGCTATACCGACACCTACAGCGCAAAACCTCGAGTTTTAGACATCGTCGGCCCCACACCACTGGATGTAGAAGATAGGTCCCACTTCATAGGCGTAATTTCATGCCAGTTTACGGCGACCGCGTAGGATAGTATTGTAGGGTTAAACAACAGCATCCCATGCGAGCTGCAGAACTTCTAAGGAATAAGTTTGGCGTCAGCCAGCTTTACAAGCACGAAGTCAAAGTCGAAGGCGAGGTCGTACTCGAGGTGTTTTGGCATCCTCTGACGATCGCAGAGCGAGAGTCGATTCAAAAGCGCACGGAATCCGATGATGCTGGTGATTTTGCACTTAATTTGATGGTACAGAAAGCCTTAGACAAAGAGGGTAAGCGTCTGTTTTCCGACGGTGACCGCGCTGCTCTTCGCCGCGATGTCGACGCAACTGTCCTCCAAGAAATCCAGCTAGCAATGCTGACTTCCGGTACGGACCAAAAGGTGGAGGAAGCGAAGGCAGATCTAAAAAGCTAAGAGGGATTGGTTTTTTATTTACTTCCTCGCACAGGAATTGGGCATGACGGTCGCCCAGCTTTCTCGTGACTTAACGCAAGAAGAGTTAGTTGGCTGGGCTGCCTACTACGCCCTTAAGGGTGAAGAGGAAGAAAAGGCAATGGATCGTGCCAGAACGGGTCGTGGGGCCAGAGTCGCTGGATCGCGATAGACTTGGCTGAGCAGTAACAGTACGTTCAGCCATGGCCGACTATGGCATCAATATCGGCGTAAACGTACAGTCAGGTAATCTGACTAGGCTTACTCAGCAACTAAAAGAGCTGAGATCGATTGAAAAAGATCTAGCCAGAATACAAGAATCGGGCGTAAGTACACAAAAGAAAGTAGCCGACGCCCGTAGAGCCGCAAAGGATGAAATAAATGCAAACAAAAAGGCCGCATTAGAGGCCGCTAGGTCCTTTAGTGAATTTACGGGCGTTATTACCAAGGGCAGTTCTGCCTTAAAGGAGCAGAGTGCTCAGTTTCGCGCATACCGGGCGAATGTAAAATTCGGCAAAGGCGAATGGACTACTTTTACTCAAGCAATCGCCAAAACAGACTTTAGTGCCGCCCTTAGTGGACTAAAGAGGTTTAATACCGAGGCACAAACAGTCGCTAATACCTTTGCCTTAATGGCAAAACCGGGGGCAGGGGGTCCCGCATTTGGGGCATTCTCTTCCTTACAGGACTTACTGTCCTTCAAACCAGCAAATACAACTAACGCTTTATTAACCTATACTAATGTACTAGAAGACACTATAGCGATAGTAGATAGAGGTTCCGCAGAATATAAAGAATTAGCTTTAAGAATTAAAGCCGTAAACAACGAGTTACTGAAGACGCCCGTACCAACATCTAATCAGTATGGAGCACCTATAGGCCCACAAAGAGCCCCCGGAATGCTCAGTCGCCTAGGCGCAAAAGCCGATTTTGGTAGCGCTATCAGCAGTGGACTAATCGGTGGCGGCTTCCCTCTTTTATTCGGACAAGGTGGTGGCGCGGCTGCGGGTGGCGCAGCAGGTGGTTTGGCTGGTGGATTACTGGGAGGTGGTTTTGGTTTTGCTTTGTCCATCGTAGGCACGGCAATAGGAGACGTTATTGATAAAGCAGACCGGCTAGACAAACAGCTACTGGCGCTAAATTCCAGCGTTAAAAATACTGGAAGTGCAACACAAACAACAGCTACAAGTGTACGCGGACTTGCATCTGCTCTCAGCATTGAAACGGACGAAGTTTTAGATTTACTAAGCGCCTATAAACAATTTAAAGATGGAAAAATCCGAGAGGCCCTTGTAGGGGTTTTCACTGGTGTAGGCGAAGCTTCAACCTTTGAGGCTATTGCCGCTGCAGCTGTCAATCAGCAGAAGGCCCTACAAGCTGTAGTGAGCTTACGCAAAGTTATCGGAAACGAAGCGGCCAAAACTCTGCTCTTAGATCTGAAAGTTAACGGTGCTGTTGGCACACAGAAAAAACTATTGGCACTTGTAACGGAAGAGAGTATTAAGAGTCGGGTTGCTGTAGCCTCTCAAGTCAACTTCTGGGATGAAGTTCGCGGGAGACTCGCACAGGCCGTTGTACTTGCCGCACAACTAACACAATATCTACAAAGCTTTCAGATCGGTGGTATAAAAATCCCAGGTCTCGATAGGATTGTCGCACGTCTAAAAGATATTTCCCCAGAAAAGCTAGCTAAAGACAGAGGCAAGGGCGTTGAAGAGAAACTAAAGGCGGACCTAAAACGTATTCAAGATGCTTTAAACCAAGAAACTGAATTAGTAAAGCTAGAGGACCAGCTTACGCAGTCAATGACGGACTCTAAGCGTGGTAAAGAACGTCAGAGCCAGCTGGCGCAGTTACAAAACGCCTATGTCTTACTTGTAGACCAGACAACTGTACAGAAAGACCTGTACAAAGCAGAATTGCGGGGCAATGAAATTACTGGAATTAGACTTAATCAAACTTTAAAACTTTTGGATATTCGTAAACAAGAAAATGACGTGGCTCTTGAGGACATTCCCACTCAAGAGAAGGCGGCCAAACTGCAAAGTCTACAAGTAGAGAAGTACCGAGCTCGCTTAGAGGCCGCGTATCAAATTGCAGCGGTCGAACAGCGTATAAATGATGCACGTGATCAAGCTCTTGGAGGTAGTAATGAACGGATCAATCGTTTAGCCGCGGAAATTCAAGGCCGCGAACGTGATTATGAGCTGAACCTGCGTATTCAGGAACTTGAGAAAGACGGTGTTGAAAATGCTGCAGATCAAGCGAACGCGGAGTTCCGGCTTTTAGACATTAAGAACCAGCAGATCGAAGCGCAGCAGCAACTGAACAATCTTGTAAACCAGCTTGGTATATCCACAACAAAGGTATTTGAAGATTTAATTTTTGCGACTGACTCTTGGCGGCAGAGTCTTGCCAACGCACTACAGACTATGGCAAGTGCGTTGTTCCGCTTTGGTCTAAATACTCTTGCAGATGCCGGTGATCCCGCCGGTCAAGGTGTGGGCTTGCTTAGCATCCTTAGCGGTCGATTCGGAAAACGTGCCGGCGGCGGCTCTGTATCCGCCGGATCGCCCTACCTCGTAGGAGAACGAGGCCCTGAGCTATTTGTCCCTGGCGCCCAAGGGAATATCGTTCCAAACCACGGAATGGGCGGCGCAAACGTCACCGTGAACGTTGATGCTTCTGGCACCAATGTCCAAGGCAACCAGCCTGACGCCGCTCAACTGGGACGTGCCATTGGTGCTGCAGTGCAGGCAGAATTGATTAAGCAGAAGCGTCCGGGAGGTCTCCTCGCCTAATGGCTACGTTCCCTTCGATAACACCAACTTACGGCGCCCAAAAGTCCAGCGCTCCAACGAATCGCGTCGTCAAGTTTGGCGACGGCTACGAACAGGTGCTGCGCTTCGGCTTGAACCAGAACCCTAAAACCTGGAATTTGACTTGGGAAGTTTCCGAAACCGACGCCGACACGATTGAAGCGTTCCTCGACGCTCGCGCTAATGACGGCGACGCCTTTGATTGGACCCCTCTTGGTGAGTCAACTGCTTACAAGTGGCGTTGCGATCAATGGACCAAATCAATCCCTTACGTGAACCGCGCCACGATTTCAGCCAGTTTCCGCCAAGTCTTCGAACCGTAAATGGCTTACACCGCATGGCAGGCGAGTAACTCCTACGCGGTAGGGGATGTTGTCCGTCCAACAACGACCCCTGGAACGGGACTGGTTTTCCGGTGTACGACTGCTGGTACAAGCGGCAGCAGTGAACCGGTTTGGGCAACGATTGGCAGCCAAGAGGTCAACGACAACACTGTCGTTTGGTTGTCGGTCAGTGCGGTTGCACCGGAGTTATCTGACCTCTCGCCCACGGCGATCATTGACCTATATGAGCTGGAAACGTTTGCCGCATTGCATGGTGCTGATTCGACGTATCGTTTTCACGCCGGTTTGACCCTTAAAACGCCAAACACAGGCGTCACTTGGAACGGCAACCAATACACCCGCTATCCGATCGAAATTGACGGGTTTGAGTATTTGGGCAATGGTCAGCTTCCGCGTCCAAAGGTGCGGGTCTCAAACCTGTTCAGCTTGTTGTCGTTAATCATGATCGAGATCAACGCAACCAACCCCGGCAACGACTTGTGCGGTGCGAAGTTGACGCGGATTCGCACGATGGCGCGGTATCTGGATGCAGTCAATTTCCCCGGAGATACCAACCCTTACGGCACTCCTGACCCCACTGCCGAAGCGCCACGGGAAATTTTCTATGTGGATCGCAAGGTTACCGAGAACCGCGACGTAGTTGAGTTTGAGCTGGTCAGCGCCTTCGACTTAGCGAATGTTCGGGCACCCAAGCGCCAGTGCATCGCCAACATCTGCCAGTGGAAATACCGCAGCACCGAATGCGGCTACACCGGCAGCAATTACTTCGATGTCAATGACAACACTGTAAGTAGCGCTGCAGATGACGTGTGCGGCAAACGCCTAAGTAGTTGCGAACTGCGGTTCGACCCCAATGCCGATGAAGGCGTGCCCTTCGGCAGCTTCCCATCACTTGGCACTTACGTCGGATGAGTGAGTGGAAAACGGCGGCACTGGAGCACGCCAAAACCGAAGCACCGCGTGAAGCCTGCGGCTTGCTGGTTGTGGTCAAAGGGCGCGAGCGCTACCGGCCATGCAAAAACCTGCAACCGGAGATGGATCAATTCCTGCTTGATCCAGAAGACTACGCCGACGCGGAGGATGCAGGCGAAATTGTCGCTGTAGTGCACAGCCATCCCAACTGCTCACCCCAGCCAAGCGAAGCCGACAAAATCTCTGCCGAAAAATCTGGTTTGCTGTGGCACATCGTCCAGCCGCACGAGGAAACGTGGGCGACATATCAGCCTTGCGGCTACCAAGCGCCTTTAGTTGGCAGACCTTGGGTATGGGGCGTTAGCGACTGCTGGACGTTGGTGCGTGACTGGTATCAGCAGGAGTGGGCACTGGAGTTACGCGACTGGGACCGTCCGGCAACACCAGATGCGTTCAACGCTGACCCGCTGTTTGAGCGGTGCTACGAGGAAACGGGATTCAAAGATATTGACCGTGTTGATGGATTACGCCAAGGCGATGCCTTGCTGATGGCACTTGGCACGAAAGGCTTAAGCCATTGTGCGGTGTATTTGGGTGATGGGATGATTTTGCAGCACGTCCGAGGTCGCCTCAGTAGCCGCGACCTTTATGGCGGCTATTATCAAGAGATCACAGGGCGAGTCCTGCGTCACATCAGCCGGATTTGACGATGCTGCGCAAGATCAAGGTCTATGGCTCGCTGGCAAAATTCCTGAAGCGCCGCGTTTTTCAGGCTGACGTTGCCAACCCCGCCGAGGCTGTCCGTTTCTTGCTGGCAAATTTTCCGACGGTTCGCAGCCACATGTCGGACCAGTATTACAAAGTGCTGATATCAAATAACGCTTTAGATATTGGCGACCAACCTGAACAGCTTCACTACCCGATTGGAGCAGAAGAGGAAATCAAAATTGTGCCTGTAATGGCTGGTGCTGGTGGTGTCGGGAAAATTTTGGCTGGCGTTGCTCTTATCGCCGCTGCAATCATCCTTGGTCCAGTGGCAGGCGGCTTTTTGGGATTAGGTGTAACTGGTGCAATCGGTGGATCTGCTGCCGTTGCAATTGGCACCATCGGCGCATCATTGGTACTTGGCGGCGTCGCTCAACTGATAAGTCCAGTCCCGCAGCTAGGCGTTAGCGCAGGTCTTGGCGAAACGTTTAGCAGTCAAGATCCCCGCAAGTCATATAACTTCAGCGGGATTCAAAACGTCAGCAGACAGGGCGTACCAGTCCCGATTGTGTACGGTGAAACGATTGTTGGCAGTGTCACTGTATCTGCCGCAATCTTGACTGATGATCCTGAATCGGCGGTGTACTGATCATGCCTTTAATTTCTCGCGACAATTTAAATAACTCGCAGTACGCGCGGATCCTTGATCTGCTCAGCGAGGGCGAGATTGAAGGCTTCCCTTCAGCAAAAAACTATACGCGCGATACGGAAGCGTACAACACTGCAGCCCTCAAAGATATTTATTTAGACAATCAACCCATCCTGCAATCTGGCGCAGATCCCACTAATCCTCGGGACGACGATTACAACTACAAAGGCGTTCTTGCCTACCACCGTTACGGTGAACAATCACAGGATTGGATTCGTGGCTTCCGCGCAGGTGAAACCGCTTACAACGTTGGCGTTGAAATCCAGTACGGCAGCCCAGTAACCCGCACGATTACCGATACAACAGTCGATGCGGTCCGCGTCACGTTCTCCGTTCCACGACTGGAGTATTTCTACGCGAACGGCGATTTTGGTGGAACGCAGGTCAACTTCCGCATTGAAGTTTCATACGACGGTGGTGCATTCACCAGCGACCCCTCCTATGGCGGCATCCCTAGCGGCGACACCCGAATGCAAATCTCAGGTCGTACCAGCGACCTGTACCAGCGCACAGTTGTCGTAGATGTCGTTCATCCCAGCCTGTTTACAACAAGTTTTGCCGTCCGCATAGTCCGCGAAACACTGGAACCCCCCAACGGTGATCCTTCTGGTGTAACCCGAATTGACAAAGTTTATTGGGCTTCTTACAGCGAAATCCGCTATTCGAAGCTGCGGTATCCCAATAGTGCTCTGTGCGGCTTTGTGCTTCCTGCTGAGCAATTTGCAAGTATTCCGCAGCGTGCATTCCGCATTCGCGGCATCAAAGTCCAAATCCCTAGCAATGCCCGTCCTGCCATTGGACCTTACGGACGTGGCGCTCTGATTTTTCGTGATGAGCCTTGGGACGGCACATTTACCGAGAACACCAGCGGCGGCTATACCTACGGCGGCAGACAATGGACCTCAGATCCCGCTTGGGTGCTGTGGGACTTGTTGACCAACAACCGCTACGGCTTAGGTGACCATATCAATGCCGCCAATCTCGACAAATGGGCATTCTTTGAAGCCAGCCAATACTGCTCGGCTCGCAACACCTACACAACTGATGGCCGTAGTGGCACCACTGATGACTACGACCCCCAAACCGGCAGGCACGGTCTAAATGACGGCAACAACACTTACGAACCCCGCTTCTCCTGTTCGGTCAATATCCAAACCCAAGAAGCTGCATACAAACTGATCAATGACATGTGCTCGGTATTCCGAGCGATGCCGTTTTGGTCTACTGGCGCACTGGCACTTAGCCAAGACCGTCCTACCGATTTCAGCTACTGCTTCACTCCGGCAAACGTTGTCGGCGGCAACTTCACCTATAGCGGCAGCAGCCTCAAAACCCGCCACACGGTGGTGCAGGTTGCATACATGGATCTCGATGCCCGGGAGATCCAATACGAAGTTGTCGAAGATGTTGACGCCATTGCCAAATACGGCGTGGTCAAAGCTGACATCTCGGCATTTGCCTGCACCTCACGCGGTCAAGCTCGCCGCCTTGGCGAATGGATGCTTTACACCGATCAGAACGAGGGCAACACGATTGCCTTTGAGGTGGCGGCTGATGCTGGTGTGATTGTCCGCCCCGGTGATGTCGTTCAGGTCTATGACCCTGTCATCAGCGGTGAGCGTCGCGGCGGTCGGGTTAACACCGCAACCACAACTCAAATTGCAATCGACGACACGACTGCAACGGTCATCCCAGCCAGCAACCTAAATCCTGTCATCCGTGTTCTTCTGCCTGATGGAACGTTTGGCAGCAGCCGGATCAGCAGCAGCTCGGGCAACATTATTTTCCTTGAAACGGAACTGCCATCTACGCCGCAGCCGGGTGCGGTATTCGTCATCAGCTCTGACGATGTTCGCCCAACGCTCTGGCGTGTGCTGACGGTCAGCGAGCAAGACGGTCTGACCTATGCCATCACGGGCATTTCATATCTGCAGCAGAAGTATGCCTATGTGGAGCGGCATCAAGAGATTCCGGTTCGGGATGTCACCAACCTCAACGTGCCGCCTCCGGCAACCACCAATATCACCGCACAGGAATTCCTGTACGAAAACAACGGTCAAGTTGCCCAGCGGATTGTTGTTAGCTGGCAGTCCGTAGCAGCTGCATTCCAGTACAAATTCCGCTATCGGCTGGAAAACGGCAACTGGACGACGGCGTATCCCAAATCAGCTGAATACGAAATCCGCAACACCGAAGTCGGACGTTATGAGTTTGAAGTTACGACTGAAAACTCTGCCCGCGTTGGCAGCAATGCTGCAACTGGAACGTTTGACGCTATCGGCAAAACAGCGCCGCCGGTAACCATTCCGGATCTGTTTATTGCGCCGATTGACGACAAAAACGCTGAGCTGTACTGGCCGCAGACCGTTGATATTGACGTGCGGATCGGCGGTCAAATCCGCATTCGCCATAGCCCCCTAACTGACGGCAGTGCTGGCTGGGGCGACGGCAACGACATTGTGCCTGCAGTCAATGGCGGCAGCACCCGCAAGATCGTGCCTTTGCTGGAAGGCACCTACATGATTCGTGCCATCGACTCAACCGGCAACGAATCCGCAGGCATTGCCACAGTCATCGTTGACCTACCTGCTCCGCAGGATGCATTCCTAATTCAGCAGTATCGCGAGGAAGACAACACCCCCGCCTTCAATGGCACCGCCACCAACATGGCGTTCAGCACCAGCGAAAACGGGCTGATTCTTGCCTCCGACACGTTGGTTGACGACATGGCAACCGACGGTAACTGGGACGGCTTGGGTCTGATCGACTACATCGGCGGCGCAGTCCCGCAAGGCAGCTATGAGTTCTATGAAACGTTGGATCTCGGCGGTGTCTACGACATTGACCTGCGCAACATCCTGAAGACCCGTGCATTTGAACCGGGCAACGCTTGGGATGATCGCACCGATTTGATTGATCTCTGGGACGACATTGACGGCGATGACCTTGGCGCTGCTAATTGTCAGCTGTATGTGCGTCACACCAACGATGATCCTGCTGGCACGCCAACGTGGAGCACGTTCCAACCGTTCGTCAATAACACCACACGCGGTCGCGGCTTCCAGTTCAAGATGATTTCCACTAGCTCCAATGCTGCACAAAACGTGGTGGTGGAAGAGCTTGGCGTGATCACTCAGTTCCAGCGGCGCATTGAAAGCGAACGCAATAAGACGAGTGGGGCATCTGCTTATAGCGTCACCTTCCCGACGGCGTTCTATGCCACCCCGAGTGTTGGCATCACGGCGCAGGATATGGACGCCGGTGATTATTTCACGGTCACAAGTATTAGCCGCACAGGCTTCACCGTGACCTTCCGCGACAGTGGGGCTAACATCGTAAGTAAGACTTTCGACTATCAAGCCGTGGGTCACGGCAGGCAGATCGCATGAGCCAAGCCACTGACTACGTCTTAGCCAACCAGTCCGGTGCAAACTTCCGGGCTGAGTTGAACACGATCCTGGCGGCAACCGTCAGCCAGAACAGCGGTGCTACTGCACCAACTACCACCTACGCCTACCAATGGTGGATTGATACCGGGGTCAGCCCAGCGTTATTGAAGCTGCGCAACGGTGCTAACTCGGCGTGGATCACGATTGGCGACGTAACTGCCGCGAACCTCGGACTGGTCAGCACCAGCGGCGCGACCTTCACGGGCAACATCACGCTGAATGCACAGAGCGATGTGCGTTTTGCTGATTCCGATAGCAGCAACTGGGTTGCTCTGCAGGCACCGGCAACGGTTACCAGCAATGTCACCTGGACACTGCCTGCAACGGATGGCACCAGCGGTCAAAGCCTGACGACTGATGCTGCTGGAACGCTTAGCTGGGCAAGCCGCGCAGCACTTGGCACGGCGCAGACTTTTACGGCAGCACAGCGGGGGACGATTACTGCGCTGACGGATGGGGCAACAATCACGCCAGATTTTTCGGCGTCGAACAATTACAGCGTGACGCTGGGCGGCAACCGGACACTCGCTAACCCAACCAATGCTGTGGCGGGTCAGAGCGGGGTTATTTTGATCACGCAGGATGGCACAGGTAGCCGCACGCTGTCTTACGGAACGAATTTCGTGTTTCCCGGCGGCGACCCACCAACTTTGACGACAACAGCTAGCGCAATCGATGCGCTGGTTTATTTCTGTGATAGCTCTACTCGCATCACTGCCCGCCTGATCTCCGACATCAAGAGGAACTGATGAGCATCCCTGGATCTGGATCGCCGCTGCTGTTTTCTGCGGATGCTGCGGGACCAGCTGGTGGCTACCAAATTGAACGTTCGCTGCGGTTTAACGCAGACGATCAACCTTTTCTTGAACGGTCTGGTTTTAGTGGCGGAGATAATAAAAAGTGGACCCTTTCTTTTTGGTTCAAAAATACCCTACAAAGCAGTAGCGTCAGGAAGCAGATTTTTTGCGTAGAAACCACAGGGCGCGTTTTGTCTGTGGTCAATGTTAGGTCAACTGACGGCGCACTTGAAGTTTTCCACTACAACGGAACTTTTCTAGATTTTCAAGTTTTAAGCGCACCACTATTTAGAGACCCATCAGCTTGGTATCATTTTGTAATTGCCTATGACACAACAATTTCCTCTCCAGCGTCTGATCGTGTCAAGATGTTTGCCAACGGCATACAGATAACAAATTTTCAAGTTGCCACTTATCCGTCTCTTAACTTTGTTGCACAGTGGAACACTAATAGTCTGCCGCATCGTATTGGAGAAAATGACACTAGATATTTAGGAGGTTATCTTGCAGAGATGCATTTCCTAAATAGTATTGCTCCTAGTACAACAACCCGTGTAGTCAATGGTGTCACCGAAACAATCCTGACCGACTTCGGTGAGTTTGACGCCACTACTGGCGTGTGGAACCCGACTGAATACACCGGCAGCTATGGGAGCACCGGTTTCTACCTTGATTTTGCGGACAACAGCAGCGCAGCCGCACTGGGTTATGACGCCGCCGGCAGCAACGATTGGACGGTTAATAACATTCTCGCCAGCTCAACTGGTACGGCTAACGCAGAACTGGTTTGCTGTCAGAGCACTACAACCAACACTGCAACAGCAATCAACTCTGGCAACAGCCTTACAGCTAACGGCACTGTTACAGCAGGCAGTTACACAATTAACTCCAATTCCACCGGAGCCAATGATCTTGACGGCAGTTCGTATCTAAAAATTACCGCAAGTTCTGCCTACGCTCCATCTGGCGCAGGGCAACCATGGACTGCAGAAGCGTTTGTTTATTTTGATTCATTTAGCGGCTATCCATGCGTTTTGCAGTGGAACAATTCTGGCGGCAATCAATATTTTGTCCCAATTCAAACTGATGGTTCCACTTTCTTTTGTAATGCAAGCGGTACTGGCGGAGACTTCTCTCTAAACGTCGCCCATAGCTTCAGTACTGGGCAGTGGTATCACATGGCAGCTGTGTGCGATGGCACAAGGGTCAGCACCTATGTCGATGGTACGCGGATTGGTACAACTTCATACAGCGGCAGCCTTGCGGCAATTAGCGGATACGACACCTACATCGGTGCTTTTGGTTTTAACGGAGGTGTTCAAGATTATGTCAATGGGCGTATTTCCAATGTCCGCTGGACGCTAGCCGCTGTTTATGACCCCAGTGCTACCAGCATTACTGTTCCGACAGTTTCGCTTAGCACGTCAGTATCTGGCGCAATCCTTGGTCCTGCATCTGGAATTGACTCCCTCCGCGACTCGCCCACGAACGGCGACACGGCTGATGACACCGGACTCGGCGGAGAATTGGCGGGGAATTACTGCACGCTCAATCCGCTGGACAAAGTAGGAGCATCTACGATTTCCAATGGAAACTTGGAATATAGCGGAATTACCGGCAACGGTTTTATAGGGTCCACCTTCGGCATTTCGTCCGGCAAATGGTATTTTGAATGGACCTACAACGCCTCTTTGGCAGCAGCGGGCGAAACGATTGGTTTAACTGATAAAAATGCAACAAATGCAAGCGGTTATCCAGCTGACGATACCAATGCGTTATCAGTATTCACTGGAACAACAAGTGGTAATGCACAATTTAGAAAAAGCACAACAGTTACAGATCTTGGTTTTAAGTATGACAATGGCGATATCGTTGGCATAGCTATTGATTTAGACAATTATAAAATTTGGGTAGCTAAAAATGGGGTTTGGTATAACAGCGGAAATCCTGCCGCCGGTAGCAATCAAACTGCAACAGTTAATTCTGGTGTTACATACCGTTTTTATGCAGTCACTTATTACGCAGGTATTTGCAACTTCGGCCAACGCGCCTTCGCCAATACAAGCGCCCCCAGCGGCTTCAAATGTCTCTGCACCGCCAACCTAGACGACCCGACGATTGAAGACCCATCCACCGTTATGGATGTGGTGACTTATACGGGTAATGGCAGCACGCAGACAATTTCGGGTTTGGGGTTCTCGCCTGATTTTGTATGGATTAAAAACAGAAATACCGCCGCTTGGCACCAACTTTTTGACGCTGTACGCGGCGCCGGAAAAGCATTGTTTTCTAATGCCACTAACGCTGAAATTACAAATGATACTTACGGTTATCTAGACGGATTTACTTCAACAGGTTTTTCGTTGGACGATGCCTCGGGCGGGAATGTCAACGCATCAAGTACGCCATACGTCGCCTGGACCTGGGACGCTGGCACGTCAACGGCAAGCAACACCAGCGGCACAATCACATCGCAAGTCCGCGCCAACATCTCGGCGGGATTTTCGATTGTTTCTTATAGTGCGGGAGCCAGCGGATCTACTGTCGGCCATGGTCTCGGCGTAGCTCCCCAATTAATAATTGCAAAATCTCGGACGGTAGCTCAAGATTGGGTTGCTTATCACTCGGCTTTGGGGAGCAGCAAATATATTCTGCTATCGTCAACAGTCGCAGCAGGTTCGCTGACTAACTATTGGGGAACAGTAGGCTCTTCGACATTCGGTGTGTCTAACAATGGTTTCCTTAACAACAAGGGAGACATGATCGCCTACTGCTGGACACCCGTGGAGGGCTATTCCGCCTTCGGCAGCTACACCGGCAACGGCAGCTCTGATGGTCCGTTCGTTTATACCGGGTTCAAAGTGGGGTGGCTTCTTATAAAAAATGCTACTACTAACGGTGAGGTTTGGAATCTATATGATTCGCGGAGGGATGAATATAACGTTGCCACCCATAGATTGCTTCCCAACGATTCTGGCGCGGAAAGCACAACTCTATCTCCCCGCTATAAAGACCTTTTGTCAAATGGGTTTAAGATTCGCGGCACTTCCGGTGAACAAAACACCTCTGGCGACACCTACATCTACGCCGCCTTTGCCGAAAATCCCTTCAAGTACGCCCGCGCACGTTGATCGGGCTAACCTAAAACCACGCACCTAGAACCATGTTCGTTCTCGACGGCAAGCCACTTTCACCTGATCGGGCATTCACCCATCTGGGCATTCAGTACCCCAGGAATTGGCTGAGGCTTGCCAGTCCTGAAGAGCGTGCTGCAATCGGCATCACCGAAGTGCCCGACCCCCCGACCTGGGATCAGCGTTTTGCGTGGGGTTACGACGCTGATGGTCACCTGATCTGGAAAGACCACGCCGAACTGGTCAAGCTTTGGATCAGCAACACCCGCCAAACCGCTAACAGCCTGCTGACTCCTACCGATTGGATGGTGGTCCGCGAAGCTGACAATGGCACCACGGTCAATCCGGACTGGAAGATGTGGCGTGAAGCTGTCCGGCTAGCCGCCAACGAAAAAGTGCTGCATATCGGCACAACCAATGACACGCCAGATTTGGCGGCATACATTACCGGCGGCACCTACAACGTCTGGCCAAATGATCCTGACCATCCTCCTGTCGTCGCTGACGATCCTGCTGATGACGTTGTGGTCACTGATGGGGATGGCGAAGATCTCGGACCAGTTAGCGGAGGACCAGTTTGATGCCGCAGAAAAGCAAAACCGCACTGGGTCGTATTGAGTTCCAGTCGGGCAAGCCGAAGAAGACGCATCAGGGTGCCGGTCGCGGATCACTTCCCAAACGAGGTCGGAAAAAGTATCGCGGCCAAGGTCGTTAAGTTAGACGACGTAAAACAGGATTCCGCAATTCAGGTATTGCAAGCAGAGGTGGAACGCCTTAGACAGCAGACATCTTGCAAAAAGTAAATGGACGCTCACAAGCTAGAACTCTGGCAAAAGGTAAAAGAAGGCCTAGAGAAAGCTGGCAAGACTGACTGCGATTACTACCGCCGGGCTGTTGCAATCCTGCGCGGCAATCGGGATCCGTGGCAGCCGCCTTCGATAGACTAAGCAGAAGGTCAGTCCCATCGCCGTGGACATTTTTTCGGGAATTGCCACGGTGATTATTTCTGCCGGGGTTGGTGCGTTGTGGCGTATCGACAAACGCGCCGGAATCATGGAAGCTCGTTTAGGTTTAGTGCTGGAACAGATCACTGCGCTGCGCAGCGATCACAAAGAACGGCTCGACGACCACGAGCGCCGACTCCGCAACATCGAACAGAAACTGTGACGACCATCGTCCATTCGACCCAATTTGAAGGCGGCTTCTCGATGGAGCAGCTGGAGAACGAGCGCAACGAGATCTACTACCGAGCCTGCAAGGACAGCATCTGCCGCTACGCAGAGGACGAATACATCG